CAGGGCTCCCAGGGGTTAGGACCTAGTTTTTCCACGTATTTCCATTCGGTTATTTCAGGGAAAAACGAGGCTGTGTAAGCCCACACCGAGTCCCACACCGAGTCCCGCACCGAGTCCCGCACCGAGGCCCGCACCGAGTCCCGCACCGAGGCCCGCACCGAGGCCCGCACCGAGGCCCACACCGAGGCCCACCTTTGGAGCAATTCAATCATCTCCGGCGTCACTTCGGGAGCGACAGGAACCTGCCTAAACGGATGATAAATCTCCTTAATCCTCAAAGAAGGCACAATCGTCATAAAATCGAGCTTCCGGAGTTTTCTCTCCACAACTTCGGAATCGTCCTTTCCATTGATCTGGTCGATGGTGAATTTTCCAGTCAGAGGGTTGAATTCGTATTTGTTCATCCGATCTTCTTTGTCTCCCTCGAAGCCGAAGTAATCGGCTATGGACGAGTGGGAGTCCGGGGAATAGTCAAGCTCACCCGAAAGGCACTTTTTTCTGAGTTCCCAGTTAAAGTACCAGATACTGCCTTGGCCGTTCGAGATACAACTAAAGAATTCGCACATTTTTACTTTCTCCTTTTTTGGTTTTATGTGAGATTTCACTTTTTCAAGTGATTGCGGTAAATCTCGATCCACTCAAAAAGCTGGTTCACGCGAGCCTGCATCGCTACAGGATCGTCCGTTTGGTAGATCATTTCAACCAGGTCCTCATTTTCAATCGAAAACTCGTCGCAGGTCATGCCCAAAATGACGATCCAAGGGCAGCCGAGTTTCTCGCACCCTATTCTGTGGTCGCGCCAGGTGGATAAATTGTTTTGGCTCGCCTTAACCCCGATCGGGTTGCACAGAAGGCAGACCATGTCCTCCTTAACCTCATAATCCGCTTTACTAATCCCCAACTCCATAGCCTTCTGGTAGCGCAGAATAAGTTCCTGCATCGACTTGACAAACTGCTTGCCATACTTGAAAAGTTCTGGATGTTTCATTTTGTGTCTCCTTTTTGGAAAATGTGAAATCTCACTTTTTGCCTTTAAGCCATTCCCTAACCCTAAGCATCCCCTCGCTGCTAATCTGCCAGCAAGGAACCCCGTCGTCTAAATAAAGGCCCCTTTCCTGCTCACCTTCCATCAAAGTGCTCAGGTAGTACCTCGAAACGAACTGGCCGTATTCCGAGAATTCAAAACGGCAGTCATAGAATTCCACCATCGGATCATTTTTGTCGTGCCCTAGGCAGAAATTGCGTCCGTATTTATCGCCCTTTTGTACGATCCGGACGAGCCAGATCATTCCTTGGTCGTTTATTATTTTGATCATTTTTTGGCTCCTTTTGTTTGACTAAGTTGGACCGCAGGTTCCCTCAATTTTCCGCTCTCGCTATCTTTTCAATATTTTCCAGCCCTATGATTTCCAGCGTGGTCGGGTATAGTCCGAAAGGATCTGCTTTGAGGCCAACAGCCATGAGATGCTCGCTTAGTTGGTTCGCCCGGGCTATCCGGTCGATGAAAAGATTAACGCAGCCTTCAACCCCGAATATGCTTGCGGCCTCGCTTAGGTCATCTGCATGATCTCCATTCAAAATGAAGAACACTCGACCGTCCAAGACCAAAGCCGTGGTGTCACAGCCATAATGCGCCAGATTCCGAGCATAACTGATGTGGAACCCCTCGAAACTGTGGGTCATATTTGGCCCTGTTACCTGAGTGACTGGGTATTTTTGTTGGGTGAACCCTTTGCGCATCATTTTATCCTCCTTTAATTTTATGGGCGATTTCTTTTGTTTCGCTTAGTGGTTGATGGGTAAGAGCTTTTGGAATCCTTTGTCTTGGCGTTTATAAGGCATTTGGCTTGAGCAGTCAAGCATTTTAATTCACATGTGCATTTCTTTTAGAATGTGAAACTTCACTTTTTGGTATTGAATGTGGGGCGAATGTTGAATTATGCATTTCTGCATAAAAATTGGTGTGGCTAGGTTTAAGTGTAGAATAATCTACAGTTTCTACAGGATCGGTCAATTTTCCTGTGGAGCGTTTTAACCTGAGGAAACCTGTGGGTTAGGAATAAGTAGAACCGCAGGTTTCCTCAATTATGGTGCGGAGCAGGAGACACTGAGGAAACCTGCGGTTTGATTGGTTAGACCACAGGAACAGCGCGAAGCGGGAGAACCTGTGGTCTACTAGAGGAGGTCCTTCTCAACCACGATATACTCCCGATCCGCTCCAGCGGGGTAATCCTCGGCCAACCACTTACGACCTGCATCATGAGCCTTCTCGGATGTGTAGTAGAGCACGGAGTTAACCCAGCGATCATCCGAGTAAGGCTCCGTGGATTCCTCAATTATGTTGAGTTCATAGATAATCATTTTATTTCTCCTTTTTGGTCGTTTCCCCACGTTCCAACGCGTTTCCCTTCCTAGATCAAAAAGTATATACGCGCCGGTCCTGGGTTTTGGTTCGCTTCATTTAGGCGCAATGTGAAATTCCACATTTTGTCTCTTAGGGATCGGTCCTGGGTTGCGCGTCAAGCTACCACTGGGGCCATTTTACTCCATCTAAATACTGCGAACATCCGTTTGCAGAGTTTAGAAAATGTGGAATCTCACTTTTATTTGTTCCATTTTGTAACACATCCTAGGGTAAATGTGAGATTTCATATTTTCTAAATCAGAAGGGGAAGGTCCATTGCCCCGGACCTTCCCCGCTTTGCTGCAAAACTGTGAAGTTCACATTTGTTTTCATTAATCTACTAATTGCCAGTATCGCCGTTTGCCTCATGCCTCGCCTTTCTTATCAGCGACACAACTATTAACAAGCGGCTGTATCTGGTGGTTAAACGGTCCTTCTGAGTGGTATGGTGGTCACTCCCCTAGCTTTCATGCTTCGCAGCATTAAAAGGGTATCCCGCCTTTCCGTTCTGTTACCGCGTACCGTCAGGTAGACTCTCCTTTGTGGGGCCTCTTGTCTACTATCCTTTGAATTGGTACACGTCAGGGAACGAACGCGCTAAATCTTGTGTTGAGCCTACCGGCGATAGGTAGTAGGGTCTAATGTTTCGTGCCATACAGCGCGGCACTACTTGCGCCACATAATAGAGTGCTAGTCTATCAGGTGTCACGCCTCAATAATCTCAATGAGCGGGGAAGTGATACAAGGGGCTTTCGTTGTAGCTTCTAGGATCGGAGCTGGAGGCTACAACGAAAGCCCCTTGCCATAACAGGCAAGGGGCTTTTGATGCTAGACGACCGGAGTGGCCTTTTTCGCTGCTTTTATGGCCTTTTCGAGAGCCGCGAAGAGTGCGGCATTCCCGGCGCATTTCGTCATGACGGCTTTCACGTAGCTGTCAACGCAGAACTCCTTGGTGCCGTTGCCGTTGTCCCCGCTGTTACGAATGAAGTCATACAGGCGCTTGAGGAAACGGCCACACTCGCCTTTGTCCTGAATAGCATCGGTGTACTTCTCAGGAACGTCACGACCAGCCTGCAGCATGGCATCGTGCACCGTGTGGACGTAGCCGGTAGCTTTTTCCGGCACGCCGAAATGTTTCTCTACCATGGCGATAACTGCCATGAGGCGCGCTTGCTGTGACTCGAATACTTTTGCTTCAGCGTCAACGGTTTTCAGAATTTCGGCGCGTACCTTAGTTCCCATTGCTTCAGCTTGCTTTTTCATGATATACCCCTTTGGCCTTTGGCCTGTTATGGTGCTAGGCACCGTGTATGCTTCCCAGGTAGCCGTTCGCTCAACTTGAATACAGTTATAACATCTACCTTGTTTCAAGTCAATACTATTTTTCACATTTATTTTAAAATAATTATTGTTGTGTAAAACCAGATACTTAGCTTGATATTGTTTGCTACGTGCTCCCCTCGGTCGATCCCTACGTGCTCCCCTCGGTCGATCCCTACGTGCTCCCCTCGGTCGATCCCTACGTGCTCCCCTCGGTCGATCCCTACGTGCTCCCCTCGGTCGATCCCTACGTGCTCCCCTCGGTTACTGGGTGGGGGCGGGGTGAAAGTTTTAATGAGAGCCCAGCGCCCTTACCCATTCACACACACGCCGCGAGTTAAAATTCAGATGTCAATACTTTTATCTTGACACGTAGCGAGTAAAGTGTTAAGGTGAATCCAAGCAAAACAAAGGAGAAATAAAAATGGAACGAGTTAAATTAGGAGACACATTTCACGCCTGGACAGTCATCGGAGGCCCCACCATGAAGGGCAAAGGTCTCAAGTACTGGACCTGTCAATGCGCCTGCGGGACTCAGAAGGATATCCAGCAGTACTCCCTACTGAATGATCGCACCCATAGCTGTGGGTGCCAGAAGGTGTTCTCCGAGGAAACCAGAAAGCTCCTGTCCGAACTCAGGAAACAAAGGCCTGCTCCGAGAGCAAAGGGGTTCACCCAGACTGAAGAGACGAGGGCTAAGATAAGTCATGGTGCCAAACAAAGGTGGGAGCGGAGGAAGGCTCAATCCTGAACCCTAGCTCTCCTGCTCCGCACTGTTACAGGGGTTCAACTAAAGCCAATCACAAGCCTCCTCAAGCCCTCCTGCTCCGCACTGCTCCGGAGGAAACCTGTGGGCTTTGTAGGCAACCCCGTGGCCCAACTCAACCGTAACCCATACAGATCTCTAACCCACAACCCATACGGAGGATAAAATGATCCAGAAAATAAAAGCCCACAAAGCTACTCCTCAGGAAGCCCTAGAGTTCACCCAACATTTAACAAAAAAGTTCCCACTGGATAACCAGCGGCAATTAATAATAGAATTTCTCTCGACCAATTCCACAGGCACGCACGCCCACGGGCGGGCTTTCCACTGGCCTGTGATGGGCACCATCTACATAGAGGTGGCTCTCGGTACCCGTAAGGAGAGGAGGCCTCTTTCGGGCCTACTGCATACCATTGCCCACGAGTACTGCCACGCGCTCCAATATGACCAGGAGCGCGCTGCTTGCTGCAAAGAGGCCGACCTATTTGGGAAGAAGGAGGTTGTTGCTTTCCTCCGTGAGATAGAGGGGAGCACGTTAGGACGAAGAAAGCGGCTTGAGGAGCCCCGCTGTTCATCACACAGACCCCCGTTCACAAAACCTGAACAAAGCCTAAATGTGAACACTTGTTTCTCCGCAGGACTTCCCCTCCCCCTCCTGGGGTAATGCTTCGTATCTGGTACAGTAAGACCCCGAAACCGGCTTAACGTGCCATATACGATACATTATGGGATGTGGGATTTAGATTGGAGGTGGGATTTGGTTTTGCTGAAATTTTATAAAAGTTTTGGTGAAAGGGATATACTTTAAGGAAATGCAGAAATGTCAACTAATGATTTACAAATTTGTGGATTTTCAGGGCCACAGGCTTGCTTCTTGGAACCACAGGTTTCCTCAGGTTTTACTGCGGAGCAGGAGAAATTGAGGCGGACTGTGGTTCCAGTAACGATAAGCAACCTTTACAAAATCCGCCTGAAATGTAAATTTTACGTTACGCCAGCCCGCTTTAAATTCACGCAGCGAAGCGAAGTGCATTCACATCTGAATTTTTCTCTTGACAAATATTCAGATGTGAATTACGATGCAGTTCAACAAGAGGTCTGCCCGCCGCTAACGGGAGAGGCCTCAAAATTTTTGAAGAGGAGGCTCGATGAAGCTAACGCAGAACCTGCGGGTGCCCACTGGTAATATTTTGGTGGGTGAAGGGTCCAAAGGTCCGCTTGAATTTCTGTCCATTGCTGATTACGGCAAGGACGTGAACCTGAATCAGAACAAGGCAGTTGCTGATGAAACCCCGCTCCTACCACTGTCCGAGAAGTGGGTCATTACAATCTCGACTCAGTATGGCTGCTCGATGGGCTGTACATTCTGCGACGTACCGAAGGTTGGTCCGGGAGTAAACTGCACCTACGAGGATCTCCGGGATCAGGTTCTTGGTGGACTAGCCTTGCACCTGGAGGTCAACGCTACCAAGCGCTTGAACGTCCACTTCGCTCGGATGGGCGAGCCTAATAGGAATTCGAACGTCTTGGATTTTGCCCGGAACATCCGCTTGGAAGTCAGGCCTTTTGTTGGGAGATCTCTGGTCCACCCGGTGATCTCCACGATGATGCCTAGGCACAACCGAGAGCTTTCCCACTTCCTGGCTGAGTGGATGGAGATCAAGAACTACGATTTCCGTGGTGATGCGGGGCTCCAGATTTCGGCGAACTCTACTTGCAACGAGGAGCGAGCGAAGATGTTTGGTGGAAATGCTTTGTCGCTGGAGCAGGTTGCCGAGTTTGGAGCAGCGCTGGACTTCCCCAAGGGCCGCAAGATCACCCTGAATTTCGCCGTAGCGGATTACGAGATCGACGCGGTGAAACTGAGGGACCTCTTCGATACGCGCAGGTTCATCTGCAAGCTGACCCCGATGCACAAGACAGCGGTTGCTCTAGAGAACGGGATCGAGACCTTGGGTGACTACACCACGCCTTACCTGTACCAGCATCACGCCGAGGAGCTGAAGAAGGTTGGCTTCGACGTGCTGACGTTCATCGCGAGTCATGATGAGGACGCCAGGAGGATTACCTGTGGGAACGCTATTTTGTCTGGAACTTTGCCACACAAATTCACATCTGAATTAAGGAGACCATTTTGACGATCATGATCAAAGAAAGTAAGACAGCAGATTCCCGGACCTGCGGAGATCCGACTACGGTGACCAAGGAAATCTTGGTCGCTTCCACAGTGCAGCACATCGAGGACGTAGGGAAGGGCATCGAGTTTATTCAGGGAGCCTTAGGCGAGGCCACAAAGTGGCACGACTTCGACAAGCTTACTTGCCTCGACCAATTCCACTCCGACTTCCAGACTGGTTTTAGTGAGCATAGTTGGTGGGATGCTCACAAGAAGTGCTCCAGGCACCACCTTCTGACTGAAGATGGTATTCCTGAAGACGTTGATCTGATCGACGTACTGGAATTCATCGTCGATTGTGTCATGGCAGGGATGGCTCGGAGCGGGAGTGTTTATGATTTGGAGTTGCCTCCGGAATTACTGGAGCGAGCCTTCCGGAACACAGTTGATTTGCTGAAGAACGAGGTTGTGGTGGAGAAGGAGGTGTGATGAGCCCTAGAACCTGCAAACGATGTGGTGCCGAGATGACCAAGCAGATTTCGATTCCTTGTCCTGAGGGGCGCGTTGGCTGTGCCGTAGCCCACTACCGGCTGGTCTGCGCCTGCGAGGATATTCCGCTGGAATTGTTGGAGGTGTCCGATGAGCCTTAAGCCCTACTGGGTCAAGCACCCGGTTCAACTGCGGTTCGTCGCGTTTGGCTTTATGCTGACTTTACCGGTCTGGGTGATAGTGTTCGCGGTTCAGGCTGCTTGGGAGGATCGGGAAGAGGTTGTGGATTTTGGTAAGATGCTTTGGGGCTACGTGATTAAGGGAGGTGAGTGATGTTTCTGGCGGATCTTTTCTTTATAACAACTGGAGCCCTAATCGTGGGTTTTGAGACCAACTGGAAGCTAGGCATTGCTGCTGGGCTCCTAGCAACGGCCTGCAAGTCAGGCAGCAACTACAGATAGGAGTCCCAATGTGAGAAAAATATGTAGAAGAGCGTTTCCCGCGTTTCATGGTATTTGGTGAGAGTCGCGATGGCACGACAGTTGACGTGGCTGGTATAAATCGTGATGTGGTGACCTCAGTTGAGAGAGCCGAGGCTGATTACCTGATAGCCAGGTATGACGCTCTGGTTGATTTCATCCACGCGATGGCCTGCAGCTACGAACAGGCTGACGACGCAGCGTTCAAAAAATTCTAGTACGAGGAGTCCCAATGCTAAAGCACTACTTCGTGATGCTCCACTACCAAACGGAGGCATCACGCCGATGACCCAGGACGATGACGAGATTGCTAGGAAGCCAGTGGAGCTGCGGATGATAACCTTTTAGGTGCCCATTTTGGCTTCGAGGTATTTCAGAGAGGCTGCGGCGAAGTTTAAGACTAAAGGAGATTAAAAATGGAATGGTATCACGTTTATTTGTTCACGAGGTTGGATGGCCTGAACACCTTTTTCGGAATCACGGCTATTTTCTTAGGTATCTGCGTGGTAATTATTACGGCGATACTTCCGCTTATTATTGCTGAAGGTGATTTCACGCTGTCAGTCAAGAAAGCGTATTTCGCTTCATTAGGAGCCGCCCTCTTCTTCCTCACTGGAGCCCTAGCAATCCCAACTCAAAAGGAAGCAGCCGCGATCTACCTGCTGCCGAAGTTGGCAAAGTCTGAGTTCGCTTCCGAGGCGTCGAAGATTCCTACGGACGCTGCTAAGTTACTCAGGCTGAAACTGGAGCAGTACATCGCGGAGATCGACCCGGTGAAGGAGGCTGCGAAGTGATCTGGTTTATAAGATTTATGTTGGCTGTGTCTTACGCTGGGTTTGCTATGGGTGCTGTGGTGCTTTGTGAGGATCTTCTCGTCGGAAAATATGGCTTTGCCTTGCTGATGCTTTTCTGTCTCGTAGTAAACGCTGCTTGTGTTGCAAGCAACACCAATATTTTAGAGCGCGAAAACTTCGTCGCCAAACTCAGAAAGGACTGGGAAGCGCAATGGCAAGGAGCTGGTGGTGGTGGTGGTGGGAGGGTGTCGGAGTGACCAAATGCACCTGGGTCGATTGCCTGGAACAGGGAATCAACCCGCAGTTTTCTAAAGATGGCAAGGAGTGGGCCTGTCTGTGCGACGAGCACCACTTGAAGTTGGAAGGGGATTTGGATTCTTTGGATGCCAAGAGAATTTTGTCATCTTGGGTGAAAGCTCAAGGCGGGGCTGCGGAAGCGGCAAGGAGGATTTGATGGGTTGGCTTTTCTATACAGGCTTCACAATTGGTGCTCTGGTTCTGGGTAACTCGTCTGAGTGGCACCATGTTCTTTGTGCGTTGATGCTTATGGGCTTGCACGCGCACGGAATAGCAGAGTGGACGAATGATGAGGCCAACTAATGGAACCCCACAATTTTGTCAAGCTCTATCGCTCCATCCCTTGGCTGGTTTGTAGCAAATGCGGGCTCGTAAGGCTCAGGAACCCGTTCACCGATTGGTGCGTCCGGAATGGCTGCGATGCAGACGAGCGACCGGACTACAAGAAAATGCGAGATAAATTAACTCGACAGGAGGTTTAAAAATGGAAGTGATTTGTGATCACGCTGGCACACACCCAGGTTGTTCGGGGTGTCCTCATGAACTGCCCCACTCCCGCAACCAAGGAGATACTTGGATTTGCGGGATAGAGCGCTGCAGCGAGATAAACGAACTTGTCCAGTGCATCCCCGTCGCCACCAAAAAGGACCTAGATGATCTTCTGGTCAGGCTCAAGGACCAGATTACAGGAATCAAAAGCGCCCAAATCTACGACACGCGGATGAACCAAATTCTGATCATGGAAGCGCTGGTGGCTTTACTGGAGGCGAGATGACCAAAACTTATTTCGCCGTAAGTGCTCTCCACAAGTTGGTGCTCGTTACTACTCTGGGCGTAGAGTCTTCAGTGCCTATCTCATGGCGCGACGGCATGGTTGGGATAATGCCTGTTTTCGACAACAGAGAAGCGGCTGAGGCAGAGGCGGGAGAGAAGTACGAGGTGATTGAATTTTGTGGTGAGGAGGTAGGAGATGAGTTGGACTGACTGTGCTTGCGAGGAGAACCTGGACCACAGCGACACCTATTCCGAGTGCCTCATGTGCGAGATCAACAGGATGGGCGAGTACTCCGCTTTTCAGGATAGGGAGATCTCAAGGCTCGCGGAGGAGAACAGGCTTCTAGGAAATCAAGTTGCTAGGCTGCAATCCTCAACCGGCGCCTGCGAACAAATCAGGAAGGACCAGATGATTGAGGACCTGATCGAGTTGATCAGCGAGGCTGCTCCGCTTTCTTGGTCCGCTTGCAGCAACTACGACGAGGCAACTTCCGGGGAAAAGAGGGCTGCGAAGTTTCTTGGCACCCAAACAAATTCAGATGTGAATAGGAGCTAGAAAAATGTCAAGTTTTACGAAGCAAGGCCTTTCACTTAACGAAGGCGACAAGGTGAAGTGGGACGGTCTCCCGGCAATTGTAGTTGCGGTTGCTGAGGAGGATGTGGAGTGCCCCTACAGGGTGTTCAGCGAAGGACACGAGGTTAGCGGATGGGTGAGTGGGGAGGTGTTGGAACTGGTTCAGGGTGCGAAGTATGAGGCTCCGCAGGTAGAGACTCTGCGGGTTGGTGATTTCGTGAGCACGCCTGAGGGCAAGGGGGTTGTGCTGGTGGTAGACTTCGGCGACAGCCCTGAATACTTTGTAGGTATTTTTGGGATGGGAAGCGACAGTTGGTGCTCGGCTTCTAAAACGACCTTTATCTCCCGCCCTGATTATGGGGAGGTGGTTTAGATGAAACCTGAAATTGGGGATAAGGTCCTGGTGAAGGATTACTTCGGGGAGAAGGAGGGGATTGTTTTCAGGCTCCCTAGTCGAGACTCCTACTACCAAATCGGCTGCGAAGGGGGCGCTCCTGTTTATGCAGAAGAGCATAAAATCACGGTCCTGTTCCGGCCTCATTACGAGTATGTCAACCAGAATCCATTCAAGGTGGGCGACCTGGTGCTATCCCATACTGGCGAGAGGTGCTTGGTGGTTGGGCTCAAGGATGACCGTGCGTGGAACTACCAAGTTTCGAGGCTGGCCCACGATGGCGCTTTGATGTTCGCTAGAGAGCAAGATCTTGTACTGGTTCATGCCGCAGGGCATCCGGAGGAGAAGGCTGAAGTTGCTGAGGTCGAACCTGAAGGTTGGTATGGGTACCCCGAAGAAGCGCCAGAGGCACCGGCATTTACGGAGGCAGACGATGACATCGACATCCCATTTTAACCTCCTCCCATGCCCCTTCTGCGGTAGTGCCGCAGACCTGGAGGTGCTGGAAGACCACCACGGCGAATACTTTAACTTAGGTTGCTCGGACAATGGATGCCTCGCTCACTGGATCTACTACACGACCGCCTCCGAGGACGTATCAGTGGAAGAAGCCGTAGAGAAGTGGAACGGGAGGGTTTGATGAGCGGAGACAGATTTTGCAACTGTGACTTCACCATCTCCCGCTTACATGCCCAACTAGAGCTGGCTCATAAACGAGAGTCCGAGCTTGAGGAGTTGCTTCGGCAGGCCAAGGCATCAGCAGAGAGCTACCGCGTTTTAGCGCGGAGAACAATTCAAACAAAAGGAGCAGAAAAATGTTTAGAGATGTGAAAGTTGGAGATAGAGTTTGGGACGTGCAGTGCGGGTGGGGTGTGGTGGAAGAGGTTGGTGCTGATGACTTCGATGTGCAGTTTGCTGAGCCAGATCTCGATGGTGATTCGGTTGATGGGATCTACCTGCTCGACGGAAGGCCCCACGCGTGGGTTCGCAACCCCACCCTCTTCTGGGACGAGATCGAAATCAAGGCGCCCGAGAAGCCGGTGAGGTTGGTCGAGAGGACGTTTGAGGGTTGGGTGAATTTGTATGGGAACATGCAGCCGTATTTCCGCGCGGCCTTGGATATGGCAGTACGCAGCGTTAGTGATGATAGCCATATTAACACATTCCCGGTGAGGATAATCGTCTCAGGTGTGCCTGAGGGGTTTACCTTCTCGAACGTAGAAGGGTGGGGGCTCAATGAAGTCGCGTAACATCGCAAAATGTGCCCTCTGCCAAGACATCATCGAGTCCACCTTCCGCCACCATTTTATTACCTGCAACTGTGGCGCGATCAGCTTGGATGGTGGGGATGATTATCAGAGGGGCGTAGGCGAGCCTAAGAATTTCCTTCAGCTTAGTGAAGAAGAAATCGCTGCGTGGGATTCGGTGCCTACAGGGAGGCTAGAGGGCTGGCTTTACATGAATGGTGTGATCTGGGGTCAGATCTACGACGACAAGCTGAAGCGTTTCAGGGATGGCACTGAGATCCACACTTCAACGGTGGCTTCACCAGCGAAGGACCGGAAAGAGGGGAAGATTATTCGGACCCGGAACAGCGCTTACTTGTTGAGCAAGAAGTTTGTTCCGAGGAAGGCATGGACATCTGAGGTCGAGGAAGAAGCGGCTGAGGTTGGAGTTGGTGCGTTTTAAATCAAAGCCCTTGGGGCCTTCCCAAGGGCTTTTCGTTTATTCAAATTGCTCCCCAAATTTATCAGCATCCTTCCTCTTTTGCTCCCTATCTACGAACGCATATTTCCTCGACATGTTGATGTCGCTGTGGTCGAGGAAATCTGCGGTCTTCCTAATGTCCTGCGTAGCTTGATAGTAGAAGGTTCCGGCTGAGTGCTTGGTGTCGTGGAAGCGCTTGTCTTTCAGCCCAGCTTCCTTTTTGACCTTCTGGAAAATGTTGTCCCAATAGGATCTGGAGATGGGCACTTCCGGAGTCTCGCCGCAGAAGAGCCAAAGGCTTTCCTGCTCTTTAGGAGTCAGCCCCTCTAGATAGGAATCCAACAGGCTCCTAAGCTTCGGGATCATGTCCAGATAATGCGTGTAATCACCCTGCTTCCTCTTGGATGCTGGGATGGATACGAGATTTTCCTGGAGGTTCAGGTACTCCTTTTTTAATGAGCAGATGGTTTTCCTCCTGAGCCCACCGAACGCGCCGAAGCCAATTATCAGCGAAGCCCTCTTGTCCACCAGCTCCGCAGCCTCGAATAGTCGATTCAATTCCCCCACCGTATAAAATTTATCCTCCCTGGAATCGTTCTCGGGCCAAGCAGGGACCACCTGAAGCTGATTATATTCGAGGTACCGAGTATTATCAGGAGCTACGATCTTGGATTTCACGAAGCAGTTGATCATGTTGATGAGGGTCGTCCTGGCTCGGTTCACAGTAGAGTTTGAGTGACCCAGATCGTCCCGGCAGTAGACCATGTAGGCTTGGAGGTGCTGAGGGAGGAGGTCCTGGATGAAAACTGGGAGCCGGTCTGATAACTGGCGTGGTAATGGTGTGCCCGTTTTCCAGGAGAACTCTCGGAAGAAGGGAGTCAGGTTGGAGTCGAGGCGTTGGATGTAGAAGGCTCGCGTGTCGGAGTTGGAGAGGCCTTCGAGGTAGGTCTTGTAAAGCTCTGCAGCTCGATCCCAGGTCAGCCGCTCCTTCTTCTGGTTCAGCTTGAAGCGGTCGTCTACGATCTGACCCAGGACTTGGTTCAGCCGGTCCTCGGCTTGTTTCTTGTGGATGCTGATCTGTTCCGCTATCTGCTTCCCCTCGAAGGAGTAGGAGATGCTCCAGAATTTATCCGCCTCGTTTGTGGCGCTCCCGCACTTCTTGCACGGAGGGAGCTTCTTGGGAGGATCAGTGAATCGCTTCCTGGCCCCACACTCGTAGCAGCGGACCACCTTGAAAATCGAACCTTTTTCTCGCATGAGCTTTCCTCCTTGGCTGAAATATAATTCAGACGTGAATGGAAGTCAAGCCCTTCGCTGCAATATTTGAGCAATAATTGAAATTTCCCGACTCTTCCCGATTGAGGCTAAGTAAGTGATTTAGGTAAATTTATATTATGTATTAGTGAGTTACGAATTCAGACGTGATTTTAAATGTAGGATATGAGTTAAGGAAGTCTTTATGGATTAGGTAGTTGCGTGATTTGAGGCTTTTGTCTGGATATAGGAAAGGCCCTCCCTGAATTGGAGAGCCTCTTACTAACTAGCCGATTCTATTGTATAATTCGACCCAAACAAATAATTCACTTGTGAGTCAGAGTCCGTTGCCTTACCGCTTGGCGACACCCCAATTTCAACTACTTACGCGATTTTATTTTCCTTAGCAATAGTCTGTCAATTTTTGAATCCGGAGTGCTGCTAAAGAAAATGCCCTGTCTCGCGTCAGGTGGACCGCAAGATAGGTCATTTTGAAATTCAAGTCAACATTCTTTTTCGTCTTTTTTTCGGCTGCGGATCTTGTCTGGATTGCTGATGAAGCGCCTTGATTTCGTCTAGGAGGATGGAGGGGTCGATCTGCCACCTGCCCTTCGGCCCACTCTTCCAGCCTGTAAGTTCGCCAAGTTCCAGCTTTCCCTTCAGCCACCTGTCGGACTTGTTGATTTTCAAAGAGGCTTGCTTCAGGCCGATCAGGAGAGGCTCTGTCTTATTAGGACTCAGTGCTTCGATGGCCGCTTGGAGAATTTTTAATGTCGCTGCATGGACTTCGGCTTGGGCCTGGAGAAGCCCGAGTAATGCTGCTGGGTCTGTAGAAATGGCTTGGGTCTGCACTGGGAAACGCCCTCCTGCAATAGTCTTGCAATTATTGAACTGGATTCCTAAATGATTCTGCCTACTTCCAAGGCCACTTGAATATCGGGGTCGAGTAGTTCTCCCTGAAAAACTTCCACGAGGCGAAGTGCGACCGGCAGCAAAAGTGCAGGCCGTACTTCTTGGAGTAGATCCCCTTGTGGCTGAAATTGTCGTGGCACCAGGCGCAGGTCATTTTCTAGTCCTCTGGCAGAAGATCAGGGTTCTTGTGGAGATTACCTAAAATCTCACAAGGAGCATCGTAGTCAACATCATGTAGAAATGTGTCGCCCGCCCAAAAGGTGCCATCAGTGAAATTTACGAGGCTCGGGTAGTAATCAGGACTCTCCACTATGTCGTCCTCGTAGATCTCATTACCTTCCCTGTCATACAGCCCAGTGAACTGCATCACCTCAAGGTCTGGGTTCTGGAAGATGTCGAGGCCGTCTCGGTGATGAAGGTCGTTCCAGGAGATCATCTTCTTTGCTTTCTTGTCCCACGCCCTAAATTTGAATTCTCTGCTCATTCTATTCTCCTCCTTCGTAGGTAACAAGTTGGAAGCACCTTTTTGGGTTCTTGCTGCAGGTTTGATCCGGGGTCTCCGTGACACACTCAGACTGCGACCTGCAGAAGTGGCAGCAGGTATGGTTCTCGTGGAATGGGTCGTAGGGACAGCAGGTGGATTTGCAGGAGGCTATCAATTGGAACCCCCATACAGATCCTTAGCCCACCCAGCGCCCTTCAGGACAAACGAAGGAGAAGCTACGGTTCGGTGCATCGGATGACCGCAGGAGCAGAGTTGAATCCCTGATGAACCGAAGGCCTCCCGGACCTCCCTTGATTTTTCACATTTGCTACATTTGTACTCGTACAGAGGCATTTAGAAAATCTCCTATTCGGATATGAATTGATTGGGTAAAACGAAAGGCCCCGCTAAAGCCCCTTTTCACCTTTGACGAGGATGTTATCGCAGTTCGGGCTCGGTGTCAAGAAAATAATTCACATCTGAATAAAAATTCACTTGACAAATGCCGAAAGTGTGATACAATTTTTAATGAGGGAGTGTACCCTCAACAATTCAGATGTGAATGGGAGAAGTATGGAAATCGAGCTGGCTGAAGAAATGGAAGAAATGGAAGAAATGGAAGAGGGCAAGAAAGGATTGGGGATAGAAAGGCTCAGGAAAAATAACAGCAACATAGGACAGATTGAGGGGCTGGGCTATCTCAAAAAGGAACTAAGGAAGGTGAATGGAAAAATCCCTGATTACGACGAGGTAGGGAGCTTAATGAATTACTACGCCGTAATCAACTACGGAACAGTAGCCCCTTTTAAAGACATAGCGTTCCAAATTGATCTGGAAAGGTTCTGTTTAACCCTATCTGAGAGTAACCGGAAGGTGCTGGACATGGTAATTAATGATGTTTCTATAAAGATCATAGCAGAGGACCTGGAGTTACCACTACAAACCGTTTACAGCAAAGTACGTAAAATCAAGAATTTGCTCGAAGATTATTTCAAGGAGGAATAATGGAAGATCCAATAATTGGCACCAAATCAATCGTACCGAAGGACACCGACGCTTTCGAATTAGCGGATTTTGAAACACCGCTCTCAACCTCAGCAGTACCAAATGTCTTGTGGAGCATCGAGAAGCACAAAGTAGCTCAGTTGCTGGCTTTATCTGGATTATCTAAAGCCCAGATCAGCCGAGAAACAAAGGTTCCCCTGGGAGCCATCAAGAAGTGGCAGGAAAGCCAGGAGTTCCGTGACTATGTAAACCAGTTGGTCCTCGAATCAGCAAATCTCATGAAGGCCACCCGCCTGCAGATCCTGACCAAAATCCTGAACGCCAGAATTGATGAAGCGGAAAAAACCGACGACTATGCCCGCCTCTCCAAAGCCGACACGGTGGACATCATCAACGCGATCCGGAAAGAGACGGTTGAGGACGAGGAGAAGAAGGAGTCGAAGTATGTTCAGATCCTGGAGAAAATGGTGGAATTGACCCACCAACCAAAAACAATTGTGAGCAGTTAATAAAAAAGGGCTTTTTTTACGTCCAGAAAGGTATTGAGAACAAAATTCAATATCTTTTATGGGGTCCTTAAATGAATGCTTTTTTAGCCAAGATATTCGGCAACAGGCCTGGGGTAATTTTCAGGCTGTACATGGCAGCGGTGCTTTTTCAGTTTTCACTCCTAAGTTTCGCCTCAGTTGATATGGCGGCTACGAATGATTTCTACCTGGGTCCCTTCAACATGGTGCTCGATATCTCCTTCTGGCTCGGCGTGTTCTCATCGCTAGGCGCCTGCAGTTTGGCTTTTAGAAGCAAGTACGTGAACTGGCCGCTAGGCACACTGATCAGTGAATCAGCCGCAGTCCTCGCCTTCGTCGCCCTCAGCTACGACTATTTGACCCGCAAGCCTCCGATCATCGCAGGTAGCGTTCTTTCCGTAACCGCCGCTATTTTCATGATTGGAGGCCTTATCTATGAGCGAAGAAATCCTTAATTACAAAATTGAGCAACTCGTAGATCGAGTAGAGAAATTGGAGGAGCACGAATCAAGGTGCTCACAGCCGGAAGAAGGAACTCTGGCTTTGATGAAGACGAGCTTGAAGGAGGACATAGGCAAGGTGGAGTCGAAGCTGAATTGGCTCATCACCTTGATTCTGACTACTGTGTTGGGCGCCCTAGTGACGATTTTTTTATCGAAGATGGGGTTTAATTGATGATTGAGAAAATAAGAAAATGCAGAACGTGTGGTTGTATGTCAACAGAAGTAGATTTCGTTAAGAACCAGAATTGGTGCAAGCCGTGCCAGAGTGATTACAACAGGACCTACTCAAAAGGGTGGAGAGCAGATAATCAAGAGAAGATCAAAGAGGATAGGAGCGAGTACTACGCAGAAAACGGTGACGAGATTAGACGTAAATCTAAAGAGTACCATGCAGCCCACCCAGAGCAGAAGAAGCAAGCGGATAAGAAGTGGAGGGATGCTAATGCAGAAAGAAAAAAAGAGAATGATAAAAACTGGCGGATAGAGAATGGAGTACGTAAGTATAAGCACGAAAAGAAGCGCAGGCAGAGGAAGGCTGAGATCCCAGGTGTCTGCACCGACAAAGACGTTGATGCTTTGTATGCTAAGCAGGGAGGACGCTGTACCTATTGTCAGGAAAAACTTGGCGATTTTCATGTGGACCACATCATCCCTGTTGTAGTTGAGGGATGTACCCATTGGCCCTCCAATCGCCAGTTGCTCTGCCCTTTTTGTAACGTGAGTAAGGGCAAGAAGAGCCACGAGGAATATTTGGAGTACCGCAGGATTGTAGGCCTCCCGGTGTTTGACAATCAGGAGGCTGCGTAATGGATGCCAGAACAAAAGGTAGAAAGCTCACCAGAAAGAAGCCTGAAGTAGTCGAATACATGAAGTTTAAGGGACGCCTCAGCGTCCCTGCATTTGTCGAGATATTGGCAAATTCGGGCATAGAGTTGTTCCCGCATGAGGGCCAGTGGCAAGTTATAGACGCCTACGAAGAGCGGGTCCCTCCTTCGGAGGCGGTCCTTCAGATGGCAGCAGAAAATGGCATAACTCTGGATTTTGAGTACGCCTATAGAACCCTTGTGGTTGCGGCGGGCCGGAGATGGGGCAAGAGCGTGGTTGCCAGTCTCTTCGGGGCGCAGGAGATGTTGGTGCCTAATGCCCGCGTCTTGATTGTTTCCTACGCCCTTTCCAACTGCGAGGTCATTTATGACTACGTGCGTAAGCTCTTGGTGGCGCTGTTGGGCCAGGACGAGATTGTAGCTGATAGACAGCAGGCGATGGAGTTGATCCTGAAGAATGGGTCGGAACTTAGGGTCGCATCAAACGACAACGTCCAGACCCGACTTGGTAAGGCCGTAAGTTTGTTGATCATTGATGAAGCTGTCCTCTTTTCAGAGAAAATGCACTCCCAGGTCCTCAAGCCCATGTTGTTTGATTACGCGCCGTTCAGTAGGTCGGTGCTGATTTCATCTCCGAGGGCAGGTTGGTTTGAATCTGCCTACCTCAAGGGCGCTAACCCGGACTTCCCCAAACACTGGTCGATCAATCTCCCTACACATACCAACCCAACAATTCCAAAGGAAGAACTCGCGCAGATGGAAAAGGAGCTTCCCAGGGACCTTTACGAACAAGAGGTCCTTGGTCTCTTCACCTCCAATGCCGGGTTGGTTTGCCGCGAGTTCACCAAAGAGAGGAACACGTATAAACCAGAGGAGTACCCATTCCTCTACGAGTGGCTCCATTCCGGGAACGTCATCATCAACATGATCGACTCAGGATACTCGCACTATTTTGCGTCGGTCTGGGTCATGTACGTAGAGGAACTGGACACCTACTTCGCCTTCGCTGAGTATGCCAAGAATAAGACCTTGACTTCCGAGCACGCACGCTACATCAACGAGTTCGAGGCCGAGAATGATCTCCAGGTTGACATCCGGTTTGCCGACCCAGCCGCCAGTCAACAGTTGGCGGACTTCACGGAGTATGACCTCTACTTCAACAAGGCTGCGAAAGTATTAAGGGAAACCATCAATAATCTCAACACGCTTTTCTTCCAGACCAGCGAGATCACAGGGAAACCAAGGCTCTTAGTAAGCACTGAGTGCCCCGAACTAATCCGGCAGCTTTCCTCGGTCATCTGGAAGACTGGCAAAGAAGATGAGCAGACCAAAGAGCAGTCGGCTCAGGGAATCAAGCCTTTCATCCCGGACAAGGAAGGTCCTGTTGGAGGTGGCAACAAAACTGACTGGGACCTCTTCGACGCCTTTCGTTATGGCCTCTTTTCATTCATCAAAAATACTAGGGTTGATGCAACGATCATTACAACCGAGACCGGGACTCAACGGGACGCCTCTGAAGATGAATTCGACGAGATGCTGTACTCCCAGGGCTGGTTCCGGATGAGTGACGCCGTTTAAACCCAAAAGGACACCAAATGGGATGGTTCTTCAAAGAGAAAGCTGCATCGCAGCCTAGCCTAGCTGTATATTCAACCCCTCCTCGCCCGCCGATTGATTATTCAGGCAAGGAAAACCCCGCAGATAAAATCACGTACACCGGCATCGGCCAAACGAAGTACGCTTCAGGACTTCCGCCTTCCATCTTCGACAACCCGATTACGGCAGTCAGGTCGTACCCTGTTGTCTACTCCGTCATCTCTGCGATCTCCGATGCTATCGCCGGGTTGAACGTCAAGGTCTACCAGCTTAAAGGGGGTCAACGAACCGAGGCGATGGACCACCCCTTCTACAAGGTATTCTCGAACCCCAATCCCTATCAAGGATCGTTCGAGTTCCTCGAAGAACTTGAGCAGGGCTTGGATACTTGCGGGAACGTCTACATCCTGAAGGAGCCTGGGCCAAACGGGGTCGAGCTTTACATCCTCAATCCGAAGTATGTCGCGATCCTCCCCGACCCTACCATCAAGGTCAAAGGCTACCGCTACTACATCAACGGGCAGTCGATGGATTTCCCGCCTGAGTCTGTAATCCACATCAAGTACAACGACGTGGACGATCCGTACTACGGGATGCCTCCTCTGGCGACCGCAGTAGACGTGATCACTTTTGAGAAAAACCGCATCGCGTTTGCCAATCAGTACTTTATCAATGGCGCGATTCCAGTCGGGGTCCTTGAGACCGAGCAGGTTCTCGGTGAGACTCTCCTGAAGAAGCTCAGGAAAGAATGGAGCGGGATTCACCAAGGAGTATCGAATGCGCATAAGGTAGGGATTCTTCAGGGCGGGTTGAAGTACAAGCCGATCACCTCCCCCATCAAGGATTTAGATTTCCCTGGGCTCAAGAAGATGTCCCGAGAAGATATTCTGGCAATCTTTAAAGTGCCTGAGTCCATTCTAGGTAGCCAGGAAGGTACCGGCGCCAAAGAAGGCAAGGACGCTGTGGTCGCCTTCTGGCGCCAGTGCATTATACCTAGATTGAGAAGGATCGAAAGCGGCCTGAATCGCGGGCTCCAGATTGAGATGTTCGGACAGGGCACGTTCGTCTTTGAATTTAATTTGAAAGATGTCGTAGCTTTGCAGGATGACAGGGAATCATTAAGCAAATACCTTCAGACTCTGGTTGGTAGCTCCATCATGACCGCCAACGAAGCTCGTGCAGTCATCGGACTCCCGTTAAGCAAAGACCCCACCGCAGATGTCCTCATGGTCAACAACAGCCAATTCGGGAACGCCCTGATGCCGGTTGGAGACGTAGGAAATCAAGGCGCAGGCTCCAACGACAAGAAGCCTGGAGCAAAACCTGGAGGGACGAAACCGGTGAACGGAGAGAAGCCAAAGGCTAAACCTACGGCTTAAAGTATTCACGTGTGAATAAAAATTTAACATTGTTGAGAATTATCGTATGAAATCGACCCAATACCCATAATGAAGCATAAGGAGAATTATGGAAAATAAAACGTTCAACCTCTTGACCAAATTTGAGGTCAAAGCATCGACATCCCCTCCTCACGATCCCAATTCCGTAGACACTGGAGATTCCGAAGTAATCAAAATTGCTGGCTACGCAAACTTTGCAGGGGCTGTAGAAGAAGGTGCCCCGATGGTAGACCTCTCCGGCGACGTGATCGTCCCCTCAGGGATAGACGTGTCTGTCTGGAAGAAAAACCCTCAGATCCTCTGGCAGCACGATAGGCACTGCACTATTGGTCGAGGTATCTCCGTAGTCAAGAAGAAGGACGGTCTTTACATCGAAGCCGAAATCCATAAGGGCGCGATGGAGGACGAAGACTTCTACCGGATCAAGTCTGGGTTGATCTCCTACTTCTCTGTTGGCTTTCGCACGATGGCGGGTGAATTCAAGAAGGTTGGGGATCGCCAGGTTTACTTCATCACTAAGTGCCTCCTTTTGGAGGTATCCGCCGTTGGAATCCCCTGTTGCTCCGACGCATCCTTCCAAATCATCAAATCCCTCCCCGACGATGGAGGTTTTTACGCAGGTGAACTAACAGGAAAAATTTGTCCCACCATTGAAAATGAAATTCAAGAACAAAAAGGAGTAGCAATGAAATTCGTTTCTACACTCAGAGACACCCTGCCCGAGGCAGAGGTCAAACGCCTGGAGGCCCTCGGGATGGGCGCAAAGCTTGAGGAGGAAATCGAGGTCGATGCCAAAGCATACATCGGTGAGATTGTCTCCAGAGCAACCGCCGAATTCACCGATGCAATGAAGGCCCTTCAGGAAGAAATAGCCAAGCTTCAGGACCAACTCAAAGAGGTTCCTGTGGAGGAACCTGCGGAAGCTACTGAAGAGGAAAAAGAAGCTCCCGCTGAAGAGACCGAGGAAAAAGAGGCACCTGCTGAAGATGAACTCAGCGAGGAAGACGTGACTACCATCAAAGGACTGCTTGAGCAGCTCGCAGAAATCAAAAAGGCGCTCGACTAAGAGCACAAAACCACACAGGAGATTCAAACACATGAGTAAAGAAATTCTTGAGCAGCTCCAGGGCGAAGTCGCCAACATCACCAAATCTCTGGCTGATAAAGTCAACGCAGGCCAGGCCGCAGAAGTCAAAGAGCTTAGCGATAAGCTGACCGCTCTCCAGGCTCAGGTGTCCGAGAAGCGTCACCAGTTCGCTGTTGACCAGCACGTAGTCAAGGAGAAGGACGTAGCGGTAGAGCGCAAGATGGATGAGCTTCTGATCGCGTCCACCCTTATGCGTACCAAGTCGGGCCACCTCACCGATGCCTACGGTAGGCTTGTCGCCACCCCGGAGTATCGTGATGCGCTTAAAGCTGCTGGCTTCACCGCAGATCCCATGACCACCGGGGCTGCTACCAACGGCGCTGAGTTTATTCCCACCGCCTTCTCCAGCACCCTGCAGGAAGAGATCTTCCTGAAGCTGGAAATTGCCGACTTGTTCGGGCGCATGAATATGCCTTCTCCGAACTACGTGCTGCCGTTCTCGCCGGGCCGTACCATCGCCCAGGGTGTTGCGGAGTCTGGTGAGCCCACCAAGGTCAAAGCGAAAACCGCAAAGATCACCTTCGACGCACAGAAGATCATGAGCAACATTGAGTTCACCGACGAGTTCGAGCAGGACTCCATCGTCGCCGTGCTTCCGTTCATCCGCAAGCAGCTCATCGACGGCTTCGCGCTCGCGCAGGAAACCATGTCCCTGAACGGCGATATCAACGGCGATCTGCTTGCCAACGGTGCTTACGGCGCCACTGACTGCCGTAAGCTGGTCGCAGGTATCCGTGCCGACGCCACCAACGCAGCCGCAGGTAACGCCGCTGTTTCGTTCGCCTCTGGCGGGTTCACAGCGGATAACCTGCGTTCCCTCCGTACCGCGATGGGCAAGTATGGCAAAACCCCGTCTGACCTCGCAATCATAGTGAGCATGGCTGACTACAACAAGATGCTGGCGACCGCCTGGAACAGCGGGGCATTCCAGATGCTCTACTCCTACGGCGCGGGTGCTACCCTCCTGAAAGGTGAAATGGGCCGCTTCGACAACATCCCGATCATTGTCTCCGAACTGGTCCCGCTGGCTAACGCAGCTTCCACCGCTGACCTGTCGGATGCACTCGGGGGCCTGAACGCTTCCGGTCAGCACGACTACACCACCGCAGGCAACAACACCAAGACCACCTGCGTGCTGGTCAACAAAAACGCCTACATGTGGGGTGATCGCAAAGAGTTCAGCCTGGAGACCTTCCGCAACCCGTACAACCAGACCCTGAGCCTGATCGGTTCGCAGCGCCTCGACTTCCAGAAAGTCCTGTCCGCTACCTCCCCGACCTGCGCGGTAGGCATCAACTACTAAAATCTATTCAGATGTGAATAGGGCGGGGGCCTTAGCTCCCCCGCCCTTTCTCATAGGGATATAGGAGATTTATGGAACTCGCAGCTAAACAAACCTACAGGGAGCCGTCTTTCGAGATTTGGCCTGGAGGTGACACCATTGGCTTGG